CTCATCGCAAGGACGCTATGCATTGGTACAACCATCCAGACTACAAAGCTTATTCAGATAAAATAAGCACTAACTGGGAGTCCATCAGGACGCTAGAAGGCAAGATCAAAGGCTTGTTCAGAGACATATTCTCATTGTCGCTGGCTCGTGACTTGGTAGTACATCAAACGTACAAACTAGAGGAGATACCTTCTAGTCATACCAAGGCTTTAGAGAAATACACTACAGACTGTGACGAGTGCTGGTTCTATAACTGGTCACATGGTGAGGAGTGTATCCAAGATGCTCTCATTCAAAAGGCTGTAGAGATTGGTCGTCTTAAGCTAGACATCGACACTCTGAAGGCTAAAAACAAAGAGCTAAACAAAGAACAAGATAAAATTGGTGAAGAACTAAGAGAAAAGGAGCGAACTACAGCATGAAGAAGCCTTATTTTAAAAACAAATGGAAAGAGTACAGTGCTATCAGTCCTGATAAGTTTGAACCTATGCCATTTGACCTCTTCATGGATTGGAGAGCAGATAACTGGGAGCTAAAACGTCCTTATTCAGTTGTTATACGGGCTACATACCACGACAACATGAAGATTAAGGAATACTCCTATAAAATGCCTCACGCTGCTGAGAGGCGATTTAAAGATCTAATGACCAAGGACAATGTAAGCATTACAGTTTGCAATTCCGAGACAGTAGCACACATCAACCCTAAACAATTCATTAACGATGGCTTTTAATCGCACCCAAGAGATCAGAACTGCTGAACTCATCAAAGAGATCAAGGCTCATCCGCATCAGGAGGAGCTAGTTCAACTAATGTTTGAACAAGTAGCAGATGACACAGAAGTAGTTGAACCAGCTAGACGCTGTGAAGACAAGGCAATCTATGAAGACATAAAGCTTGACAAGTTCTATGAATCAATAGCTTAAACACAATGCAAGCACCTACACCAGCACAAATTGAAGAACAAGTTGAGCATGAAAGAGATGCTATTAGACAAGGACTCAAGAGGTTAAGGGAGAGTACCAAGAAACTAGAACAAAAGGACTATGCTTCTGCCTCTGTGTATGGTGTTTGTACCATTGAACAATTGCTACCATTAGTAATTGAACAAATAGAGCAGACTAACAACCGAATACATGAAGGACGTGTTGGTCAAGCCTTTAAAGAAATTGATAAGTATTTAAAGGACGTTGAACCGCTAGCCGCTGCTGCTATCGCTTGCAAGGTTACAGTTGATAAGGTATTCAGCTACAAAGACTCAAGCAACCAGCTGGTCAATGTAACTGAGTCAATTGGTCAAGCCTTAGAGAGCGAGTGTCAGATGAGACACTATGAACAACATGCTCCAGGATTACTGCACACACTTAAGAAAAACTATTGGCACAAGTCATGTGGTACACATCAAAAGGTGGTAGTCATTCAGACATTAATGAATCGCTACGAGGTGCAACAATGGCAAGCATGGGGTAGAACGAATCGAATTAAGCTAGGAAGTTGGCTACTTGATTGTATATTGGAAGCGTCGCATTGGTTTGAGAAAGAAACTAGACAACAAGGTAGGAAAAGAGTTAATTATCTTGTCCCTACACCTCAGTTTATGGCTATCAAAGACGAAGTAATGTGCAATGCTGAGTTATTCAGCCCACTAGCTTGGCCTATGTTAATCAAGCCTAATGAATGGAGTAATGAAAAACCTGGTGGCTATATACTTAATGAGGTGATGAAGGGTCACGATATGGTAAGAAGGAGCGGTCAGCCATGTATACAGGGAGAACAACCAATTGCCGCTTTAAACAAGATTCAATCGGTTGCCTATACACTTAATCCATTCACTGTTGATGTATCTGAACAGCTACAAAGACAACAGATAAGTGTAGGTAAGTTCAAACCTATTGTTAACCATGACGAACCACCTAAACCTTTTGATATAGCTGAGAACTCAGATAGTAGACATGCTTGGAAGAAAGCTGTTACTGAAATACGAAATCTCAATGCTCAAGAGTTTAGACGTTCATGTAGAACAAGGATGACAATGGATACCTTAAAACTTTTCAAAAATAAAGAGAGGTTTTATTGTCCACACTCATTTGACTACCGTTCTAGGATATATCCTATCCCAGCCTTCTTATCATTCCAAGACACTGATTGGGGTAAAAGTCTACTTCGCTTTGCTGATGAAGCCTTCATGGACGATCAAGCCGAGCAATGGCTCAGGTTTCAACTAGCCACTACCTATGGGTTAGATAAAGAGACACTTGAGGATAGACTACATTGGACGTATGAGAACGAGTATCTAGCACATCGTGTAGCTACTGATCCAATAGGATACCTCTCTGATTGGGAGGGAGCCGAAGAACCTTGGCAATTCCTAGCTGCATGTGATGAGTTCTATCATTGTGTAGTCAAGAGAGATAGACTAAGCACTGGCTTACCTATCGCCATAGACGCTACATGTAGTGGTCTACAAATACTCGCTGGCCTCGCTAAAGACAAGTCAACTGCTGACTTAGTTAATGTTACTAATTCAGACAAACCTCAAGACGCTTACAAGGCGGTAGCTGAAGCTTCAAAGCCTTATATTCCTGAGCGGTTGAGACATAAATGGGACAGGAAAAAACTCAAAAGAACCGTTATGACTATACCTTACAATGCAAAACCATTCTCAAACCGAGACTACATTAGGGATGCGTTGAAAGAAGACGGTATAGAAGTAACTAAAGAAGAGTTAACTGAGACTGTACAAGCAGTCAGAGAAGCTATGAATACCATAGTTCCAGGACCAATGAAGGTTATGAAATGGATAGAGTCTGAAGTTGGTAAAGCTATTAAACGTGGTGCTGAGTATATCGAATGGGTAACACCAGCTGGATTTACTGTTCACCAAAAGTTAAACAAACATAAAGTAGAAATCTTACAACTTCAACTACTAGGTAAAGTATGCAAATACTCTGTGTCTACTGGAGACAGTAAGGAGGTAGACTTATCAAGACATAAGGCAGCAACAGCACCAAATCTAATACATTCACTTGATGCTAGCTTGTTATCTTTCACTGTCCTTAAGTTCAATGCACCTATAGCTTTGATCCATGATAGTGTCTTATGTAGAGCTACAGATATGACTGAGTTATCCAGAATTGTCAGAGAAACATACATGCATCTCTTTGCAGAGCATGATTACTTAACTGTCTTTGCTTCTCAAATAGGAGCAGAGACTGAACCACCGATTATTGGCGACCTTAAACCTGAGTCAGTAATTGAATCCACTTACTTTTTTTGCTAATGTCACGTAAAGACACCCACGTTACAGAGACACCCGTTAAACTTGAAGGGTTTAATGCGGTACTTAAACCGAGTCAATTTGGTTACAGCCTTAAGGCAGTAGTCGGAGATGACATGATTAAAACTTTAGAGACTGAGAGAGTAGACCAACTTGAATGGTGTAAATCAAAGTTAAAGAATCCTAAGAGATCGAAAGAGAACTTTACACCTTGGGAAGAATTATCTGATGGAAAATATACTATTAAATTCTCATGGGGAGAGGACAATAAGCCGCCCGTCTATGATACTGAAGGGACTTTGGTTACTGATTCTAATATTCCTCTCTATGAAGGAAGTGCTGTCAAGTTAGCTTTCTATCAAAAACCTTATCTACTAAGAGATGGTGTCACTTATGGTACATCATTGAAACTTACTGGGGTACAGATTGTTACTGTCAACAGTAAGGCTGGTGTAGATACTGGTGATGCTAGTGATGCTGACGTTAAGGAATTGTTCGGTACATGTGATGGCTACAAGACAAGTGAGCCTAACCCACAACCAGCTGACGGAACACCATGCTCTGAACAAGTAGACGATGACTTCTAATGGGGTTTCGTTCAGGATTAGAGGAGAAAGTCTCCAAACTATTATCCGAATTAAAGATTGACTATGAGTACGAAAGTACTAAAGTCTCTTATCAAATCCAACACCATTACACACCCGACTTCTATCTGCCTAATAAGCACATATACTTAGAATGTAAAGGTTATTGGGATTCAGCTGATCGTCGTAAGATCAAAAACGTGAAGGAGCAACACCCAGACTTAGACATAAGGATGGTCTTTCAGTCTCCTTCAAATAAAATCTCTAAGAGATCAAAGACAACCTACGCCAAGTGGTGTGAGCGTCACCAAATACCTTGGACTACTTGGCACGAAATACCAATGGAATGGCTCATTTAGAGAGCGAATTTGAAAGGCATATACCATGTCAGAGTTGTGGATCATCAGATGGAAACTCGCTTTACTCTGATGGTCATACATTCTGTTTTGTATGCCACGCCCGTACCTCAGGAAATGAGGAAACAACACACACTCATCACATGGCTAAAGATGTACAACTCAAAGGATCAGCCATACGGCTGCAAAAGCGAGGAATATCTGAAAAAACCAACCAATTCTACAAAATTTACCGAGACGGAGAACTTCTACGCTTCCATTACTACACGAGCGATGGAATACTTCAAGGAGTCAAGGTAAAAACTAAGCAAAAGGACTTCTATTATGAAGGTGCTACTACCGATACTCTTTTTGGTCAGCATTTGTTTCCTAGTAGTGGCAAACGCATCATTGTTTATGAAGGTGAATTAGATTGTGCCAGCGGCTACGAAGCTATGACTGGTTGGCCTCATGTATCATTACCCCACGGAGCACAAGGTGCGAAGAAAGACATCCAAAAACAAATACCCCTTTTCCAAGGTTATCAAGAAATTGTCCTCTTCTTTGACGGAGATCAAGCTGGAAGAAAAGCAGCGGAGGATGCTGCAAGCGTACTACCACCAGGGAAGGTCAAGATTGCAAGGCTCGAATCCTATAAGGACGCTTCGGAAGCTTTACAAGCTAATGATCCAGAAGCCATAAGAAAGGCTATATGGGATGCAAAGCCCTATCAACCAGATGGTATTGTTGACGCTAAATCTTTATTAAAAGAAGTCACTACCCCACAGAAACCATTTGATCATGAATACCCCTATAAAGGACTTAACGAGAAACTACACGGGATCAGGTACGGAAGCCTTGTCACATTTACTTCTGGAACTGGTCAAGGAAAATCAACCATCACCCGTGAAATTGCAACTCACCTCCTCAACAAGGGGGAACGTGTTGGGTTCTTGGATCTTGAGGCAAGTAATAGACAAACAGCACTTGGACTGATGTCTACAGCTGTAGGACAACCATTACATATTGGAGAACATAATGAAGAAGAACTCAAAGAACATTTTCATAATACCATTGATAATTGGAATCTCTACATGTTTGACGGCTTTGGTAGTTACGACCCGTCTGTGGTTTACAATCGGATCGAATACCTTGCCAGTGGATTGGAGTGTCGTACTATATTCTTAGACCATCTTAGTATATTGCTAAGTGGACTCGATGGAGATGAGCGACGCATGATAGACCAGACTATGACTAAGTTAAGAAGTTTAGTTGAACGTACTGGTATAACTTTATTCTTAGTTAGTCACTTAAGGAGATCAAGTAATGATAGAAAATCACATGAAGAAGGAGGTAGAGTTTCCCTCTCACAACTTAGGGGATCTCATTCAATTTCTCAAATCTCAGATGCGGTCATTGGACTTGAGCGGAACCAACAGTCCACAGAGGGAGGAGGCGATACGACACTTAGAGTCCTTAAAAACCGTTATTCAGGCGAGACAGGTATAGCTTGCACATTAACTTATGATTTATCCAACTGCCGATTTAGTGAGAATGAGACTACGGAACCATCCTTTCTACGTGGAACCAGCGAAACCACGGATTTTTGAAGAAAGTGAATATGAACATCCTTGGTATAAACACTCTAAGGAACCACAAAAATTAAATAAACCTAACCCACCTACGGAGGAACAAGTAAAGAAAGCGAAATTTGTAGACAAAACGTATAAGTGGCAAAAGAAATAATGATCATCTTTGATTTGGAAACAGATGGTCTACTTCCTGATCTCACTCGTATTCATTGTCTATCTATATACAACTCAGAGACAGATGAAATTGAATCATTCAACGACGAACGTGACAACAAGTATTCAATCACTGAAGGATTGGCTAAACTCAGCGTCGCTGACACCATTATCGGCCATAACATTCTCGGCTTTGACTTACCTAGCATCAACAAGCTCTACCCTTTTTTCACTACCACTGCTCGCACTGTTGATACTCTTATTCTTTCACGTCTTTACCATCCAAATCTATTAAATATTGATTGGAGACGTAAGGATAAAGGATTGCTAAAGCACATGCCATTGCAATTATTTGGGAGACATTCACTCGAAGCATGGGGCCATAGATTGAATCATTACAAAGGAGAGTTCAGTAAGACTACTGATTGGAAAGATTGGTCACAAGAGATGCAGATGTATTGTGAACAAGATGTTTCCGTTACTAAAAAATTATGCAACCATTTCCTACCCTACCTGACTGGGTTGCGTTAGAGCATTCAGTCGCAGAAATCCTTACACAACAAGAAATTCATGGATGGTATTTTAATGAACGCTCTGCATGGGAACTTGAATCGAGTCTCCGAAAAGAACTTGAAACACTTAGTGAACTACTACGCAACAGGCATCCTTTCATCGCAGGTGCAGAGTTCACTCCTAAAAGAGATAACCGAACCCAAGGTTACATCAAAGGAGCTAAATTCACAAGGATAAAAGAACTTAACCCCACATCAAGAGATCATATTACATGGATACTGACAACTCAGTATGGATGGACACCCTCATTAACAAGCTTGAAGAACAAGAAGCCCGTGATAGACGAGACGGTCCTGAAGGACATTGGCACGGATATCGCTCTTCATTTTCTACGATGCCTGGAACTCAAAAAGGCTTTAGGGATGATATCCGAAGGCGTGAACGCATGGCTCAAGCTATGTACGACCTCTAGCCGTATACATCATCACTGTTCTGTGGCTACGAACACATTTAGATGTGCTCACCGTAAGCCCAACCTGGGGCAAGTGCCAGCTGCTAAAGAATACAGAGAGTTATTTACTGCTTCACCTAATATGATTATGTGTGGAGCAGATTTAGCTGGAATAGAATTAAGAATGCTTGCACATTACTTAGCTAGATACGATAAAGGTAGATATGCAGACATCCTCCTTAATGGGGACATACACCAAGTCAATGCAGACGCTATTGGAATCTCCAGACGTGCTGTCAAGACTGTAACTTATGCATTTTTATATGGAGCAGGTGATGAAAAAATCGGATTCTCAGTCGATAAACAATTATCGTCAGATAAAGCAAGAGTTAGAGGCAAACAAGTACGTGCCTCGTTCATCAAAGCCATACCTGGATTATCAGAGTTGTTATCGGCTGTTAAGAAGCGGTCTTCCACAGGCTCGATCTTGGCTATTGATGGAAGAACAATCATAGTAGATAGCCAGCACAAGGCTCTTAACTATTTATTACAGTGCTCAGCTGGTGTAATAGCTAAGCGTTGGATGCTGATAGCTCACGAAATGATTAAAGAAGTTGGTATAGAGGCACATCAATTAGCCTTTGTACATGATGAACTTCAATTTGAATGTAAACCCACCTATGTAAATGACCTTAATTTCACCCTTGAAAACTCAGCCATCCGTGCTGGAGAATACTACAATATGCGAATACCAATCGCAGCAGAATCTAAATCTGGAAACAATTGGTCAGAAGTCCATTGATATAGCATGGGCTGCTGGTTTATTTGAAGGCGAAGGTAGTATTTATTTTTGCAACCATCTAAAAAGATATGTTACTACTTTAAGAATGACAGATCAAGATGTTGTGGAAAAATTCTTTAACATTATACAAGTAGGAACATTATATGGACCATATACACCTAAAGGAAAGAAGAAAAATGGAGAAAATTTGAAAGATATTTGGTATTGGAGGTGTATTAAAGCTCATGAAGTTAATAGCATGTTAAAAGTTCTCTTACCTTATTTAGGTAAAAGAAGAGCAGCAAAAACTATTGAGGCATTGAGTTATGAAAATATTAGTTGATGCCGATTTCACAGTATATAAATGTACTGCTGCCGCTGAAGATGAGATTGATTTTGGTAATGATGTCATTGTTGTTTCATCTAGATTCACTGACGCATACTCAGCTGTTGAACGTGAATTGACTAAGATTCGTATGCAATTTAAGTCGTCCGATGAATTGATTTTATTCTTCAGCGATAGTAAGAATTTTCGTAAAACTATAGAATCCTCGTATAAAGGACATAGAAATCGCAAGAAACCTTGCGGTTACAGGCGTGTTATTAATAAGCTTAAGGATGATTATTCTGTTATTATAATGCCTACGTTGGAAGCAGATGATGCACTTGGTGTATATGCTACACAACATCCAGGAAATGTTATTGTATCTCCCGATAAAGATATGAGACAGATACCAGGAAAACTGTATAACTTAGAGGAACACACACTCATCACGTATGAGGAAGGGGCTAAATGGCATTTAGTTCAAGCCGCAGCTGGAGATAATACCGATGGCTATAGTGGTATCCCAGGAATAGGAGTTAAACGTGCTCATGCTATCTTTAAAGAGCATGGATATAGCTGGAAAACATTAGTGAAAGCATTTGCAGATAAAGACTTATCCGAAGATGTAGCACTTTTAAATGCTAGACTAGCTCGAATACTAACAGCAGAGGATTATGACTTTGAAAAACAACAACCAATCTTATGGAATCCCAGCCCCGATTACAGAATTGACGATGGAGCAAGACTTGAGGATGAGGATTCTACATGATGCATTTGACAATCCCGATACAAAAATGGAAGACATTAAAACTATCTTCCTAGCACTCCAAGAACAAAACTTTGTACTTTCTAACAGTATAACAAATTTATTGAAAAAATGGCCGAAACCACCAATGAAACTGGACCAACCTATTACAGGCGTGGCTCCATCCAAGTCTGGGATTTTGTTCGTGATCAAGAATTAAATTTCCATTTAGGAAATGTAATTAAATATGTCTGTCGTGCTGGTCACAAATTTGACGACATAGATGACCTAGAAAAAGCTATCCACTATTTACAGAATGAAGTCGAATTTAGAACAAGCCAACGAGTTCAGGAATGCGTTCGGAGTCCAGAACTCCCAGAAATTGCCTACCAGAACTTTGCAAAAGAATTTGATCGTTGAAGAATTTAAAGAATTTTTAGAAGCAGAGGGTATGTTATTTAGAAACAATAAAGCTTTACATGCGGATACTCTTAAAGAACTTAGTGATCTCGTATATGTCTGCTATCAATATGCAGCAAATATGGGATGGGATTTAGATGTTGCTCTACATCGAGTCCATAACAGTAATATGTCCAAACTAGATGAAGGTGGTAAGCCTATCTATAGAGAGGACGGAAAAGTATTAAAGAGCAAAAATTACCAACCACCTACATTAAGTGATCTAGTCTAATGACAAATTTAATATCTAGAACTGGTCGGGTTCAGTCATGGATTGATGATCCCACCTCACGTCTGCCCGTCAGCTGTACTGTCTTCGTAGTAGAAGACTCAATGGAGGGACCAAATGGAATCGAAGCAAGTTGGAGATTCGTTTCACACGCTTTGCGGTTCGGGGCAGGTTGTGCTGTACACCTTTCTAAAATCCGTGGAAAGGGATCAGAAAATGGAAAAGGGCTTACTGCCTCTGGACCAGTCTCATTCGCAAAAATCTACTCAACATTAAATGAAACGCTCAGACGTGGTGGAGTATACAAAAATGGTGCTGTGGTTGCTCATCTTGATATCGACCATCCCGATATCATTGATTTTATTACAACTCCTAGATCAGAACTCCCTTGGATCAAACGATGCGTCAACCTTACACCAAGACAATGGTCTGAGGCTGATAAACTCGTTCAAGAAGCCATCATCTACGGAATAAAATCTGGAGATATATGGTTAAATAAAATTAAACATGATAAAAATGGAAAACGAATTAGAGGCAACGTATGCCTTGAAGTTTACTTGCCATCACGAGGAACTTGCCTCCTCCAACACGTTAATCTCGGTGCCTGTACAATCGCCGACGTGTCAACGGGTTTTGTTGAGGGTATGCGAAGTTTGTGCGACCTCCATAGCAAAACAGGCATTGGAAGTTCTGGAGAATATCTCCCCTCGGAGACAGACAGGCAAGTTGGACTTGGATGCCTTGGGTTAGCAAACCTATTAAGGCAAAACAACATCACCTACAAACAGTTTGGTGAAGCATTACAAGCAGTTAATGACGGCATACCTGGACTAGGTACAGCTGGATTGTTAGCAGCAGAATTTTATAAAGGCATTCAGAGTGCGGCTGATATTGCTAGAGATTATAATATGGATCGGGCATTTGCTATCGCTCCTACCGCAAGCTGTTCATATAAGAGTAAAGACAGAGAAGGCTTTACTTGTACACCAGAGATTGCACCTCCTATAGCTCGGAGTGTTGATCGTGATTCTGGTACATTTGGTGTTCAGACATATGAATATGGTGATGTAGAAATCGCCTCAGAGGTTGGTTGGGATGCCTATAAAAAGGTAACTGATGAACTAATGTATATGCTGAACCATACAGGGCTTCTTCATGGATACAGCTTCAACTCTTGGAGTGATGTTGTAACCTACGACGAACAGTTCGTTGAAGAGTG